GGGGTGTTAAATTTGGGGTTTGACCGGGCAACGCTGCCGAGCCTTCAGCAAACACGCCTTGCCCTTGCGCTAAATTATTAAGGGCTTCAATTCTTGCCGCTTCGGACATTCCTGGTGCCGCCGCTTGTATCCCTGCCGCTGTAGGTGGTGGTAATGGTGGATTTAATGGGTTTGGTATTGTTTGTGTTGTACCCGCTAAGCCTGCGTTGTAATCTGGGTTTGGTATAGTTTTAAGCATTTCTGCACCCGTTTCTGGGTTTATAGTTGCTGCATCAATAACAGGGGCTGCATCATAAGCACCTAGGCCACCAGACAACGCCCCACCAAGCCCGCCAAATAAAGCGCCTCTGCCTATATCTCCGCCTTGCAAACCAGCAGAAGCTCCGCCAATAAGTGCACCAGCACCAGCGCCAGCTAAAAGACCCGACGTAGCAGCAGATACACCTAAAGCTTCTCCTATTAATGGGGCAGCGGCACCAGCCGTAAAATAAGTAAGTGCACCAGCGGCTACTATAGGTAAAATTTTAGATAAAAACCCGGCTTCTGGAAGACCTGTTTCTGGGTTAATAGTTAAGTCTCCACCATGGGCTAAAGCAAGTTGACGCAAGCCTTTAATCTCGCCCTTTGTCATGTGGATGAGTTCGGTGTCGGGCCCACGACCCTTAGATTTTAGGTGTTCTGCAGCAATTTTAAGGCTCATACGTGCCCCTTAGGGATAGATTGGTTGATTTTATCATATTACACAGTTGTTCCGTCAGCTTTTTTCCATACAGTACCATTCCACCAAATGGGTCTATCTAACGTGGTGTCGTAGTAAATTTGTCCTATTGGTAATGCCGCTTGTACGGTACTTAAAGGTCTTTCTGCGGTAGTTCCATAAAGAGGAATAGCAGCTGCTTGGGTAAAGTTATCTATCTGGTTAAAGTACAGACGAAGCACGTTGGAATACTGGTCAAAGTAATTAGCGTTATATCCCTGTATTGGGGCGTTGGGTAAGTTGGGCGCTTTTGGCGCACGTAGTGGGGCGTTATATGCCATTATCTGCGTCCGTCTGGTCTTATATCAATACGTGGATAACCCATCTGCCAAGCAACACCTAACCCAGTGGACTCAATCCTATACGCCATCTGCCTACCCCTAATGCGGGTATAGACCTGCCCAGTAAATTGTTGCACCGCATAAGTTTTTTGAGCTGTGTAGTTTTGTGTACTTGCTACGCCCGGAGCATCGGGCGAGCCGTAAGCTGTTCCTGAATTAACACGAGGTAACACCACCATAGTAACTTCTGGTAAGTTTGCACTAGAACCATTAAAAGTTAAGTCAGGTAGTATGCGCCACACAAACCCAAAGTTATATCCATCGCCAATATCAAAATCAGAAGATTGTATATACGACACAATAGGCACTGGGGTTAATCCTGATACGTCGTCCACACCATTTTCGTGGTAAAGAATTCGGTAGTTAACAGTATCGGCACCCATTGGGAATGTGCGTAAACCAGAGTCTAACCAAGCAGTGCGGCTCATAGTACCGTAAGCCCAGGCATCGTCTAAGTAGTCGTATATAACATAGCGGTCAATAATATTGCTGTTAGCCGAGCAATAGAACCACCAAATCTCGTTGTACCCCTCAATAGACCCAGCAAATACTTGGAAGTTCTGTGCTTGGTTAATATCTTGGTAGACAAATTGGCGCAATGAAGATGGTAAAGTTTCTACACGCCCATTGTAACGATAGAACTTATCAGTGCCCATCCAGTAGGTTACGTTGTTAACCGTAATAGAAGCATTAGGCCCCATGATGGATATGTTGTCTTGCAACAACTGGAAACCCCAAACATAAGGAGGCCCAAGGTACTGCATAGAATAAAGCGCCGAATCGGACCAAATCAATATCTCTTGACGGGTTGAACGTGCACAAACAATATAAGAGCCAATATTAAGGCGGTATTCACCAGATTGATTTGTTACTGCTGGTACCCATTCATAAGGATTTTCTTGGTCTGACCAACGAACTAACAATGGATCAAATGTGGTATTAGCATCTGCGGGGTCATAAGGATTGGCACCAAAAGCAATAACAAAACGTTGAATTGCTGAACCAATAATCTGGTTAGTGTTGTTAGGTACAAATTGCCCTGAGAAGCCGGCTGCAGTTGATTCTACAGATAGCTGTTGTGCCCTAGTTGTAAGGCCGCCAGCAGCACCGCTTGGGTATACTTGCCCCAACGGTATCCAGTAATAAATCTCACCACCACGAGGGGCAAGAACTAAATCTTGTCCAAAATTGTCATTAGTCCATAGACGTAATTGTTGAGCAATACCAACGCTAGCTGCCGCACCCCAACCACGAACTGGGGCTACAGGAGTATTAATAATAACTGTACCACCCGAAGCCGCTGTAGAAGATGTTGTGTAAGTGTTAGAGCCTATGACTGTAGATATAGTAAATGTGTTAACCCCAGTTACAGTAATAGGAAAGGCTTTTTGTAGTACCAAGTAGTTAATACCGCAAGCATTAGAAGCAATGCTAGAAAAATATACATAGTCGCCAGTAGTTAAACCATGTGCTACTTTAGTAACAGTAAGAACAGAAACCCCAATACTAGCAGCTGTAAATGGGTTAGTAAGTGTTGCAGCGACATAAGAAGGCCAAGTACCCGCACCCCATCCAGTGCCTGCAATCTCAACGTCCAGACCCGTATTAATTTGAAACGCTGCAGTAATGGCAGTTCCGCCTCCAGCAGTCACAGTAGATGTAGCGGCTGTAGTGGTAGTAAATGTAAATTGAGTACCAGACTTATACAGTATTTGTTGCTCGGCATTTAGTTCCGCAGCAGGTATACCGCCAACTGCCGTAGAGCCAGAAATAGTAACAAAGTCGTTGTCAACTCCACCATAACCAGAAAGCGTTACAGTAACAATATTAGACCCATTAGTTGTAGAAAACATGTTGTCGGTGCTAGGGCTTGTGCTGTGGGTGTAGGTAACTCTAATTGGGGTTACGTCGTTATATGCGCCACCCTGTTCAACGTAGTATTTAAGGTTAGTTCCAACACCTAGTAAGTTAGAACCAGACAAAGTACCCCAATTCCAAAGAGCACGGGCTACGCCTCGATATGTGTTATTTGAAAGGCGTGTCCAGCCACCAATCTTTTCTGCGTTACCAGAACGAAAACGTACTTTATCGCAGTCAAACCAACCACCTTCATTGGTGTAGTTTGTACCCTCTTTGTTAATACCGGGCTTAAAGACTAGTTTTTGTAATGGCATAGGTTATCCTAGTGCAGCAAGTGCTTTAGTAGTTTTGGCAATTCTGTCATCTAAACCGATTAGTCCGCCGTTAATACGCTTAGTAATCTGACCGTGTTCTTGAGCATCTGCCAACTCGTTTAATCCTTTTTTGTTCCAAAACCACCCAGCCGACATAGTTGCATATCGTGGATCCAGCAGTAAATCAGGGTCAGACAAAAGGTCAACGCCAATAGCCAGTCCGCATCGTTCATAGTTTTCTTTGCCTGTTAATTGAATCAAACCCCTACCTAAATACTTAGCAGCTTCTTCTTCGCTGGTATTACCTAAACGTCCGTTGTAGACTTTGCCAGCAATCTTAGCTGGTTGTCGTGCATATTGATCTGCAATCTCTTTGGTAGAAAAACGACTAGGCCACGTTTTCATAAGGCCCTCGGCGCTGTAGTTAAGGTTTTCCTGCAAGGTTTTAAAATTACCAGACTCGTGAGCACACTGACCCAAGAACGCAGATTGACGCCTTACTGTATTAATGTCGTATTTAGCAAAAGTAGCCTGCAAAGGCTCTTCCCATTTGGAATCAATACCAAGAACGGTTAGGACATTACTTAGACTCATTCTTTTTTGGCTTTCATATCCATAATCTTCTCAAGGGTGCGACCACCGAAATAGAAGGACATAATTAACATACCCCACTGCCCAAGCAGTTCTACATAGTTGTTGTTTACTTCTATATCCCATGCCGACATCATTGCAAAAGTGGAGTAGACAACCAATATAAATACAAGGGTTGCTGGTCGGATATTTTTAGACAGGGTAGAATCAGAAGCCATATCTGCTTCTTGGCGTTTAGTAACTTCCTGCATTTCAGTTTCGTCTGCCCGCAGTTCTGCCATCCTACCTTGTTGCTGTATTTCTAACAATTTGGCTTGTGCTTCAGCTTTTGCAACTGGGTCAGGAATAACTTTGTCTAGGATTTTCATCCCAACGCTAATAATATCGTCTACACCAAACATAATTAATCCTTAAAATTTATAACCCCAAGTACAGTACCAAGCAATAACTGCCGCTGCTGCAAAGCAATAAAACTGTACTCGTCTTACCGCTTTTAAATCATGCTGGTATTCTTCGTTATCCTTACGTTGCATATTCTCAATATCCAGCTTTATCTTTAATACTGCTTCCCATTCTTTGGCACCATGCTTCTTAACAAAATCTATTTTTAACTTTGCCTCCTCATCGGAGATTTGTTTCTTATGCTGCCATGATTCTAAAGCCTTGATTAGTGCTCTTTCCTTCTTAAACTCTGCTTCTCGTCTTGCTCTAATTCTTTCATTTGCTTGCTTCTGGGCTACTTCTGTTGCATCGTGTTGCGCATCTTCAATACTTTTAGACAGACCTTTGGCAGCTTCCCGACTTGCATCAAGACTGCCGCTAAGAGTTTTTACTCCTTCGGATAT